GTGGCTGGCATAGATAAGACCTCTAGCGCTGTCGGTCACTGGACGACCGGCTACTCAGAACCTGCTCGACCCGAAGTTCTGATCCTCGAGCAGATTTGCGAAGTTGAGCCAGGGCATCTCTCACGCCACCTGGGCTGGGTTCCCGTCGGCATCAGTGAAGAGACCACGATTGAGCAGATGATCTTGGCTGACCGGGATCTCACCGACGCCAACAAAGCCACGCTGCTCGGACTCATTGAGATGCTGCGGCGCTCGTAGTAAGCCGCCGACAATTCGCAGCTGCTCAACTACTGCGCTGCACAGTGCTGGATCATCGCCAGCGATGTGAGCAGCACACACGAAAGCCGTGAACCATTGGCTTTTTGTGTAGTCGTCGCTCATGGCGTCGAAACTAGCGAGCCCCTCTGACAGACCGATTTCGGGGGGGGTGATTGCATTCGCCATTTCGACCGCCGTCCGAATAACAATTCTCCGCTAAGTGTCTGCAACCTAACCGTGACCGATGTCACGCGCAAGCGGTGGCACCTATTTCGCAGACCGCAGGTCGTCAAGGTCGCCAGCCAGTTCGGCATCCATGCCAGCCATGAGGTGGCCGTAGCGATCCATCGTGATCGCGATCGAGGCGTGGCCAAGCCGCTGCTGGATCGCCTTCGGGTGAGCGCCAGCATTGATTGCCAGCGCCACAGAGGTGTGGCGAAGATCGTGAAAGCGGGGCATGTTGACGAAGGCTGGCTTGTAGTTCCTGATGACCTGCTCCCCCATGCCGGCGGCGTAGCAGGCTGGATACCAGATGTTGCGTCGGAAGCTCTGAGAGATCGGGTTGCCGAATGACGAGGTGAAGATCAGGTCGCTCGGCTTCGGGCCGGTGAACTGGTCAAGGTGTGCTTGCAGTTCGATCGCCACCGACTCAGGCAGCACGATCGTGCGCCGGCCAGCCGCAGTTTTCGGGTCTTCTCTCAGCCATTGTTTGTTGAGAAACATCAGCTGCCCGGCGACCGTTATGCGCGCGCCTTGGACATCCATGCGACGCAGACCGACAAGTTCAGACCAGCGCAAGCCGCCATAGGCAGCGACCAAGACGAGGCACTTGTAGCGCTCGGGAATGGCAGCGGCGATTCCTTCGATCTGCTCAACGGTGAAGGTCTCCATGTCTCGTCGAGGGATGCGTGGCGCTTTGACTTTGTCGACGACATTCTTCGCAGCGATCCCCTGGTCGACTGCCCAGTTAAGCATCGTGGCAAGGGTCCGATGATGACGACGAACGCTCGAGGGCGCGAGACGTTTCAACTCTTGAGCAAGCCATCGCTGCACTGCCGGCGGCGTAAGCGCTGAGACTTTGAGATCGCCGAAGGTCGGCAAGATGTAGCGGTTCAGATCGCGCTGGTATGTCCAGAGGGTGCCAGGAGACAGATGGATCGATGCGTCGATCCACTGCTCAGCCAATTCGGCGACCGAGATCGAGCCGTCGTAAGAAGTCCGCAGGCCGCGCTTGATGTCAGTGGTGACAGAGGCGAGATAGGCGGTGGCTTGCTTCTTGGTCTCGAAAGACTTGGCCCGCTGAGCGCCGTTCTCGTCTCGCCAACGTGCTCTCCACTTGCCTCGATAGTTGTCGACTGCCACGTCTCGCCCTTTCAGATCCCTAGCGGTACACATTACGGTACACATTTGGGGCCCGATTCGCACCGATTCGGGCCAGTTGCGGCCATTGCGTCAGTTTGTGACGACGTTGGGAAACTGTTCAGAAAACCAACAAAAACCCCGCTTTTTTGCAGGGTTTTTGATAGTGCCCGGAGCGGGATTTGAACCCGCAAGAAGTTGCCTCCCGGGGGGTTTAAGCGCCCTCTACACGTTCAAGGGGCACATGGGATTAGAGGCCCCCGGTACACCATTTGGTACACGAAAAAGGCCGATTTGTGTACCAGAAAAAACCCTAGCGAGACCCCTCGGCTTTGTTCATTGCGAGACTAACTGGCACTTGGCGATTGAGCTGCGACGATTTAGGCCGAGGGGTTTCTAGACAACCATCACTTGCATCTACGCCCAACGCACGCAAGGCATCGCAGGTGCTGCTGGTACACGTCGGTACACATCGCGCGATTGGCCCCTGTGTGGCCCGTAGAGCGCCTGCCAAGATCGTCGCCGGTAGTTGCGCCACAACGCAGAAGATCCCCCGCCGTGGCCTATTGGCACTAGCGGGGGATCTTCGCAGACCGGCTCAGTTAGGTGTTGCGGGCTCAGCCCTTGAAGGTCTGATCGCTTCCATTCGCCGCAGCAGGGGACGGCGTGATCGAGCCGGGGATCTTGCTCAGAGAATCTCTGAGCCTGGAGGGATGGTGGCGTTCACTGGCAGCGTGAGCAGCGAGGTGCTGCCCTTGTCGCCGATGCCAGCCGAAGCGATCGAGCTCAGAAGACTGAGCACGCCAGCGGTGGCGGCGGTGCCGGCGATGGCTTGCCAATCGGCGGTGAACCAATCGAAGGTGGTCGCAGCCAAGACGGCGATGAGCGCCTGGGCGACTGTCTTGATCGCGCGCTCGGCGGCTGACTTCCAGAAGGTTGCGGTGAACATGGTCATGGCTCCTGTGTTGATTGGGTGAGAACGGTGAAGGGTTCGCAGACCGATGTGGAATGCAGAGCTGCTGAATAGAGCGCCATCTGCACTCGAGCTTCGGGGTCACCACTGGTCGAGGCCAGCGAACCGAGGGCGAAGTGATCGCCGCAGCCGATGGCTTCGTAGCCAAGGGCAGAGCGGCCGACGTGGTAGTCCTCGTCGATGCAGTAGAGAGCGCCCCGATAGCCGACCAGGAACACTCCCCCGCTGTCTTCGTTGTCGCTGCTCTTGGCGAAGCCTCCCTGGTGGAAGAGCTTGCGGCAGGCGTCGACGAAGACGGTGCAGAGGTGCGTCATGTCGTCATCGGTGATTTGCTTAGGCACCTTGAGTCGGTACTGCAGCAGCTGGCCCATGCGGAACGAATCGCAGTAGCCGATCAGATACTCACCAACGGTGAAGACCTTGGGGTCGGTGTAGCGGGTGATGCGAGTGTCTTCGACTGCAGCGGCGTCGCCGCCGATGATGACGGTGCCGTCATGCTCAAGGCCGACGATGCAGGTCACGACTCACGCTTCCAGAGGTAGGCGTTGCGAAGGTGCACGACCATCCACACGCAGGCGAGGACGGTAAAGGCGGGCCGCGGTTGAGGTCCGAGCGTTGAGTAGACGAGAAAAGGCACGCCGGTCAGTGATGCGGTCAGGCACCAGCCCCACCAGATGCGACGCTCGATGACGAGCGCGTAGACGCCGAGGCCAGCCAGATCGCAAGCGAGAATTAGCCACGTCCAGACCTGCTCACTCATCGTCGAGTTCGTCGAGGAAAGCGACTAGCGAGTCTTCCATTGCTTCGTCGCTGGCGTCAGCCCAGACGGCGTAGAGGCAGTCTGCGTAGCCGGCGAGGTCGACGATCGAGTCACGCACCATGTCAGCGGTGAACTGCTGATCGAGTGCGTTGCCGATGCGCGAGAGCTTGACGCTCAGCATGAAGGCGACTGCCTCAGGCACGCTGAGAGTGACGCCAGTGATCGCTTCAAAGATCTCAGCGGTGCGGCCGTAGTCCACGCTTGGGTGGTTATAGAGCGCACCTCGTGGCCCGTGGCAAAGTGCGTTGGCTTCGGCGGTGACAGAGTCCCAGAGCGGTCCTGGCTGAGTGTCCACGATTGCCTCCTGCGGGCGGTGGTCAGTAGATGTGAGAGGTGAACTTGGCGAGGCTGACGCCTTCGTAGCGACGGCACAGATAGTCGAGGCTGACGAACATGGGGTCGTAGCTGCCGTCTTCGACCTGGTGCTTGACGATCACGCCACGCCAGTGAGCGTTGCCTTGCGGCCCCTTGTAATCCTCGTCATGCAGATAGCAAGCGCCGGCGATGAGTCCGTGATGGCTTCGACCGGCGACGAACCTGATGGCGTAGTCGAGTGTCTGCTGGTGGCCCATTGTGAAGGTGTGGCCGATCTGCTTGAGTCGACCTGCCGCTGCGCCGCCCAATGGGCGGCCACTCATCGGCTGGACATACACATGGCAGTAGCCGACACCATCGATGAACACTGGCTCGAGGTAGCGATGCACCTGCCAGCCGTGCGCTTCGTAGTTGAGATCGTCGGTAGAGATGAGGCCGTGCAGCTTGGGGTCATCGTTCGTTGCCCGGTTGATGCGGTCCTCATGGTTGCCGAGCGTCAGATGCAGCTCGGGCTTGTAGAGCTTGTCTTTCACCTTGCGCTGGTGATCGTTGAAGCGCTCAAGCGGTGCGCACAGAATGTCGAAGGCTTCGTTGGCTGCTTCGATGTCATCGTTGTAGCGGCGACCCTCGAAGGATCGCTTGCCGATGTCGTAACTGCTGAGGCTTGGCATGTCGGCATGGTCGCCAAGGTGCACGATCACGTCGGGCTTGCGCTCGATGATGTAG